AAATAATGATATCTTTTATAAAAAAACTTTTAGGTATTACTAACTTAGAATATAAAATTAGATTACTTGAAAGAAAAAATTATTGGAGAGAGAAGTATAAACATGGTTAAGAAAATAAAAAAAGTTGCAAAGGCTTTAAAAAAAGCATCTGCTTTACATAAAAAACAAAGTAAAATTATTGAAAAACACATCAAGGAAATGAAACGTGGCGGATCCAAAAAAGGGTACAGGTAAGAAACCTAAAGGATCTGGTCGTAGATTATACACTGATGAGAATCCAAAAGATACTGTAGGTATAAAATTTGCAACACCCACAGATGCTAGAAAAACAGTTGCTAAAGTTAAAAAAATTAACAAACCATATGCTAGAAAAATACAGATATTAACTGTAGGAGAACAAAGAGCAAAGGTTATGGGTAAGACACAGGTAGCATCTATATTTAAAAAAGGTAAAGAAGCTATAAGAAAAGGGAGAAAAACATAATGGCACTCGCAAAAAGTCAGCGTAGTTTAAAAGCATGGGGAAAACAAAAATGGAGAACGAAATCTGGGAAGAAGTCTTCGGAGACTGGGGAAAGATATTTACCAGAGAAAGCAATAAAGTCAATGTCATCTGCGGAGTATGCGGCAACGACAAAGGCAAAACGCCAAGGAACAAAGAAGGGAAAACAGTTTGTGAAACAACCGAAAAACATTGCAAAAAAAACAAAACAATATAGGAGATTTAGCTAATGTATGGAATGAAAAAAACTAACATGAAAAAGAAACCTACTAGTATGAAAAAAAAATATAAAGGATTTTCTAAACTACCCGAAGGTGTACAAAGAAAAATTAATAAGAAACTAGCTAAGAAAGTATAATGGCAAAGACACCTGCATGGCAACGAAAAGAAGGTAAGAGTGAATCTGGAGGCTTAAATGCTAAAGGGCGTGCATCTTACAATCGTGCAACAGGGGGCAATCTAAAAGCCCCAAGTAAAAAGGTGGGAAACAAAAGGCGTGCTAGCTTCTGTGCGAGGATGAAAGGGATGAAGAAAAAACTTACATCAGCAAAAACAGCTAGAGATCCTAATAGTAGAATTAATAAAGCACTCCGTGCTTGGAACTGTTAATACAAAATAAAAAAGGGGAGCCATAAAGACTCCCCCATCGCAGGCAACAACAAAGACACACAGAGGTTACTCTGGGTGTCTTTTTTTTTGGTCTGATTGATACATAGATCTGTCTCCCCACCTTTTAGTCCAAAGATAGCTATTGAATCTAGATGTGTATCTTTCGACCAATTCCATAATTATATTATGCCAAAATAATTTTTTAAATTTTTTGTATAATTTGTTTAATATCATCTTGTAATTTTTTACCTACAGAGTTAGCATGATTGATTACAGCAGCACATAAGTTACCATGATAGGGATATGCTTTTAAAGCCTCCCTAACTTTACCTACAGGCTTACCCCCATAATCAATCACGATTGCATTGTCTTTGTTTAAACCTATCTTTAGTTCAAATAGTATGCCAGTAAATTTATCTGCATCATTTTTTTCCAGCATCTTTTTCTCCCTCTAGATTAAAAGGTTTTAGTGTAGCCATAATATTCATTACTCCATATACCTCACCATATGGCCTAGTCATAAGGTATTTCATTACTTCTTGTAATTGTTTAGCATCAACAAGATATTGTTTTGGTTTTGGTTCTTTGTCCATATTTCCCCCTATTAAAATGGTATATCATCCTCAGTAGGATAATGTTTTTTTAGTGTTTCTAATTTTTCTTCAGCAGTAGCTATCAACTCTAACTGTTTATCAATCTCATGTATAAACTGTGGGTGCTCTCCTATACCTACTGACTTGTCCATATAAACATTGATCGTAGCTTTAGCTACTTTTATATCTGCTTCATATTTAGCTGTTAATGCTTCAATAAACATATCTCTCATTATTCTGCTCCCTTAAATTGATAGTATTTATCTTCTACTAATTCCTCATTATCTAAATAAGGATTAGTTTTAGCAGCTTTAGATTCTCTTGCATCTCTTATAGTTTGATTTAAAGTTCTACCTTGTTTCAAACATCCTGCAACAAAATCTTCTACTTCTATTATTGCCTGTTTAACTTGCCCCATTGCTAACCTCCTTTATTAATCTATTTAAATACCAACTAGCTTTTTGTAGATCTTCTAATGGCTCACCTTTAAACTTATATCTTGAAACATATTTCAAGACATTGCCTTTGAGATATCCATGATACTCATCACCAGTCATACAATCTCGTATAACATCTATAGTTTCTTTCTTACCATATTTATAATGAGCAGGTGAGTTTACATTATCATGACTTCTCTCATTTTCATAAGAGAGATCATGACCATGTTCCTTTAGAGATATATATGTTCTTTTACTTTTTACCATACTTTCTCCTAATAGTATTATACTCTACCATCTCTAGATCATATTGACCTTTAGATACATTACGCTTAACCACAAGTCCACTCCACCACATTTGCTGTGTAGCTTTAGCATAATTTTCTTTATGATGCAAGTAACATCCTGCAGATAATCCCATAAGTTTTTTACCAGAAGGTAATGCACACATAGCATAATCAAAAGTATGTATGTGTCCTACAGTAGAAGATACTTTATTTTTTAAAAGGAGAGAACGAGCAACATTGTCACCGCTAATAGGCTTACCCATGACACCAGTAGGATAGTTATGGCAATAATATACACCATCAACATTGACGGGCTTTTGGTATTCGTAAACTTCCCAGCCAAATTTTTCAAATTTAAAGTCGTCTGTGCTAATTGTGCCTTCAAGTTCTGGTATGTCATCTACTGTTCTATCTATCCTATCTTCGTGATTGCCAAGTAGCATGATCTTTCTTAGCCGTCTCCCATCAAGACCTTTGTTAAATTTTTCCAATGCATCATGGGCATGGCTTATATCTTTTTTATATCTTCTACCTTCAAATGATTTTTTACCTTTATCATAACTAGATAGTGAATCCATACTTGCAAAGTCTCCCATGCATATTATAGTATTCGGCCTTAAATCATGTGCAAATTTACCTGCCCACAAAAATCTTTCATTGCTTGCTTTGGGTGTGCAATGCGGGTCACCCATAACTAAATGTGTTGCCACTAGTTTAACTCCTTATCACGTTTTTGTTTGAGGAATTCTAAGAAATCTACAACATTAGAATCATCATCAAACTCTGCGACAGAACTAATTGTCATACTCTTATCATTCTTTTTTTTATCATCAGCAAACCCACGAAGGCCCCATAAAAACGTAGAATGTGGATCCGTAGTTGCCATCTTTATCATGCCTCTAGCTACAGTAGAGCATAATTCATATTCTTCTGTTGTCATTTTGGATTGACTATCCATAATTATACCACAAGTAAATCCTTTTTGCCATGGTGTAATAATAACTTTAACAGAATTAATTACATTAACTTTATTTTTTTTATTTGACACTCCAATACCTATCATGATTTTCGTTATTATAATCTAACACTTTATATTCATAACCTCTCTTCATACTTTTTCTACCAAACTCATCTGCATCTTTTTGTTTATCAAAGATAGTGTTAGTAAATAATTTATAATCATCTTCTTTTTTATTTTTAAATACTATAAAATATAAATGCATAACCTAGAGTCAATGATGACTAGACCCCTCAAACTAATCACCATTGAACTCTTTTGTCTCCTCGTAAAAGGAAATCTATAATTTTGTTTTATCATTTATTTATATTTTCCCATACCTTTATAGCTGCTGACTTAATATTATTATCCCAGTAGAAAGGACTAGGGTCAGTATTTAAAGGGGTTATCTTTATAGCTTTTTCTATATCATTATCACACATATCAATATAATTTTCTAATGATTTAAAATCTCTAGACAATTCTTTATACCCATTTTTTACATCTTGTTTTGTAAGATCATACCATAAAGTTTTTTTAGGTGAGCAATACAATAAAGATATAGGTTTATCATGTAACACAGAATATAAAGCCTGTTGCCTAAGGTGATCTATCTTTGGTTTTTTAGGCAATCTAAGTGTTGACTTTAAATCAACTATTATATTTTCGTATTCAAAGTCAGTAAATAATCTAACTGGATATTTAAGACCCTCAATATTTTCTACTTTTTCTTTTTGATAACTAATTATATTTCTTAATTGTCTTTCATATAATTTTTCTTCAAACATCTTAGCTATGTTTATAGAATTATACAACTCTTCTTCTGCATTAAAAAAATTATTTTTTTTAAATCTATGAGTTAACAACTTCTCAAAGTGTTTATCATTCTTTTGAGACATACCTCTTTTTATTTTATAGTAAGCACCAAACTCTGCAAGATTACCTCTAACCATTGCTGGACTACTAGGTACTCTTAAACCTAATCCGTAGTGAACAAGCCATTCACTAGGATTATGTTTAAACTTATTAATAGAACTAAAGCTATGTTTAAAGTCTGACTTAATTATATTTTTTAATTCCATTTAATACCTAGTAGTTTGATTTGTTAAGCTGATAATACTTCTTCTGGATCTAACTCCTTGACAACTTTAGCATCAATAGTGTCATCAGAATTAGATGATTTAGATTTAGCTAAGTTGTATAAATCTACAACTTCTTTATTCTCTACATCAATAGATTCTTGAAACAACTTTATTGTTTCCATATTATCATCGGATAATTGTAGGTTAGCATCTGAGTTTACAAGTATATCTGGAGTATAGTAAACATTGCCACCCTTTTTTTGTCTCTTAGTATTCAAAGATAAAGTACAATTAAACATAAGTTTTTTTCTTTTGTTAAGAAGATCTAAAGCAGAACTAACTGGTGAGAAAGCTGTGCCTGTAACTCTATATAATACAGGAAGATCTTTTATTGATACAGTTTCCCCTTTAGAATTAACACCCTTATCAAAACTTAATAAACCATAGACTAACTTATAGCATCTAATAGTTCTTTGCTCCTCTAATTGTTCTGGAGTTAAACTTGATCTTTCTTTAAATGGTATCTTACCACACTTAGTACCACCTAAGATATCTATAGCTTCTTCTCTCCAACTTTTAAAAATTATAGACCTGTTTACATATTCACTTTTAACAGCATCATAGTGCATGTATTGCATCGCACTTATAAATGGCCGTAGTGTTACAGGTTTTGAATATACATTCTGCCCTGTACTTGAATCGTATGTATAAAAATGACCTACTGGTAATTGATTACCATCATCATCTTCTGGGCTACGATTTATTGCTAGCCTAGGTATATTAACACCCATGCTAGACCCATCATCTTGTCCTATGGCTTGCATTATCTGCTCATTAGACATTCCTTTTACTATTATATTATTATCAGACATTTGTCCTCCTTATTTTAGCGTTGTTGTATATCATATTTATAAAAAAATACTATTGGTTATTTTGCCACATCTATTTTTTTTTAAAGAAATGATATATAATATCATCTATTAATCTAATACCCATTCCTACAATACATATTATAAAAAATATCTCTAACATATTATCGTCTCTCCATTTATTATTTTTACTTCTAAATCATCAGCGTTTGCAAAGTATGTCCACTCTGACAAAAACTCATGCTTGTCATTTATATACAATGTTGTAGGCTCTATTACACATTGGTCCTTTAATTGTGTGTATTCTAAATATGCAGAATACTCTTCATCAGAATACTCATCTAAAGTATCCAATGCATCTATGTCCTTACTCATTTTATTCTCCGTGGTTATATGGCTCAAAGGTAACTTCTATCTTGCAAGTTTTACCTTCATGTTTATGCCAGGCATCATCTAAACTATCTATTAAAGATACAAGATCTCTACCTTGTATACTTTCATCTGATGTAAGCATTTGTTTTACTGTAGTATTTTTACTTCGTTTACCATTTTTCCAAGTGTAATCCATGGAAAATATCTTATACTTATCTATGTACATTATTTTATGTCCTCCATTTGTAGCCAGTTAATACCTATCTTTGACTCGGTATCTAGGGGTACGTTAAAGTTAATATTGTAATA